CTTACTGTTTAATAATTTATCTAATAAATGCATTGCTAATAATAGTAATAAAAATGCTATTCCTATATCTATTAAAAAGTACATCAATGGTAATAATATATTGTTACTTAGCCATTCTCCCATAACTCTCTCCTTTAAAATATCAGAGGGCAGGTTGGTACGCCTGCAATACTGTTCCAACATTTATAGTCGACTTTAGGCGCATTCTACCCTCTATTTATTTTCTCTTAAGTCACTTGGACATATACTATAATATGGACAATAATTACATTCCCAATCTTGATATGGTACTCCTTTGAAATATTTAGGAGTTAAATCTTCTTCAAAGTTTTCACCTACATCATATTCTAGATCATTTAATTCACCCCAATATTCTAATGCCTTATCTATCCATTCTGGGCTTACTAGTTGTTCTCTCATCATAGCTGTATTTTTATTATACCATAATAGATACATACTAATTTTATTCACTTCAAATTTTTTGTGAATACCTAATGCGTATGTACCTAATTGATATTTATAATGGTCATCAGTGCCTGGTTTTCTATTCTTTATTCTACCAAACTTAGTTGTCCATTTGTAGGCTGCAACTGTTTTAATGTCCCATAACTTAAAACTATTATCTTCATCATCTAATAATCCTAAATCGTAAGTGCCTATTACATTTAATTCATCTAATGTTATTTTATCTTCAGATAATAATTTCTTGGACTCATCTTTATTTGTTTTATTGTAATGCGAAACAGCATTTTCAATATCTTTATGAATAATAGTTCCAAGTCTTAGATATCTGTATGATTTAATATCTCTTTTATCTTGTGGGAATCCATACTTATTATATAGTTGTTTTCTGAAACAGCTACCTGCTGATGATGCATGGAATTTTTTATCTTTTTCTCTCTGTCCCTCAAGGTGCGTAAGATATGAATGATAAATATCTTCAATCATTTTACTCTCCTATGAATACCCTAAATTTAACAATATCTAAAGTTAGAGTCAATTAATATTTTGTTTATATGATGAACTTTCCCGAAAATAGACCTAAAGCAAAGCCTATCCATGCTGCAATAGCAATGAGTTTTCTAGCAAAGTCTAAATCTTTTTTAAGGTCTTTTATAGTATTATATGGTTCATTACTCATAATTATTTCCTTATCACTAATTTACAAGTATCCATGACAACAACAACATCTCTTTCCCTATCTATGATATTGACAACTTTATCAGGATATTTATCTATTATATCTTTAATGTCTACTCTACTTAGACCCCACTCTGCTTCTGGTACTTCATTATATTCAATCATTGTTTCTCCTTTATATTTAATAATTGTAAGGTTGATGCAACGGTGTGGAAGGGAGGAGGATGCTTGTTACACCAACCCTAGCTAATATTTGGTGGTATCTCGCTCACTAAACAAGATTTATAGGCTATGAACCTAAATGGTTAGGAAGTGTTTGAACCACCACCAATTTTATATTATTTCTTTACGCTTAAGTTTACGTTTAATTCTATCACGCTGAGCTGCTGTTCTACCCTCTTTGCGTAATCTATCATTTAATAAATATTTCTTACGTTTACGATCTTTTGCTTTACGATTTGGCATTATTTATTCCTCTGATTTGTACCATATTTTATACAGTTGTTTCTTTTTTAATTTATTAGCTTTATGATATTTCCATCCTTTATATTCAACAGCCCAAGCTACTAACTCATACTTATATCTATAAGGACATAAATGCGCACTATACATAATACCTCCTAAGATATACCATGACTTGTGTTATTATAAATACGCTCTCTACATTTTAAACATAGACCATCATCTGGCATTGGAACCTCAATCACTTTAGCTTCATATTCACAGTCTCTACAACCCCACCATACTGGAGAGTCTATCATACCTTTAGCAATAGATTTCATAATAATACCACAATCACCATCATTCTTAGCATGAACAACCCCACCACTACCATCAATCGGAACAACATCATACCCTGAACGCTTTGCTACTCGCACTCCAGTATCATCTAGCTCAATTTCTTCCCAATTACTGTTTGACCCGAACCTGATTAAATATGTTGACATGATATGTCCTCCTAGTTGAATGGTTAATGCCCAAGTTATGAGCAAATTACACAAATATACTATGATTATACTATGATGAATGATCTATATACTACTTAATCAGCAAATTATGCATTTATGAATACTAAACAGTACTAATTGAGCTAATATAAAGAGTTGGCAGTTTTCTCAGGGTCTGCCAACCTGTGTATTGTCTTAGAAGGACATTCCTCCAGCTCCTCTGAGTGAGAACCGTAGCCTTGTAGACTTCTTTGATTTGTCTCTACGCTCAAACGAGTCGTCAGTCAGTGCAGATTCTATGTTTAAGTCGAGTGATTTCTCCTTAACCATGCGTTTCTTGCCCTGTAGACTGGACTTCTTAACCTTCTTCATCCACTTCTCAGCCTCGTCAGCCTCGTCAGCTTCAACTTTGTTGCGCTTATAATCGTACAACATTTGATCAGCCTGATCTGCTGTGATATGACCAGCTTTAAGTAGACGCTTGATCTCTTTAGGTTTCATATATGATTTCCTTTCATCATTACAAAAGTATCTAACTATATATAGAATACAAAATAACGTAAATCCTATTTACGAAAATCCCTTTTAAAGGGATACCATGATAAATAAGAGCGCACATCAAAATCCTACAATTTTTTCTATAAAAAGAACTTGGGCAATTAAATAGATTGATACTATTTGACGTATGTATTAGATTTGAGGGTGGTTAGGGAGGGAATAAACAATATGAGAGGCTTAAAAAATGGCTAAATATGTTAAAGATAGATCAAGAGAAAATCATACCGAGGATAATACTAGCATGGTTAGTATCAACATTCATTATAATGCCGATACGACATGTTTCACCAGAACTTTTTTATACGATATGTGCGATACTTCTTTGGGTAGCGATGTACAAATTATCTATACTTAATGAAAAATAATCACGAGACCGCTAGATCAATGAAGACTTCAATTATTGATGATAATGCTGTCATATCATTGAATATTAAATGGCTTGCTCAAGTATGTGTATTGATTGGGGCAACAGTATATGGATATTTACAGGTAGAATGGAGAATCCAAGAACTTGAACGTAATATGGAAGAAGCAAATAATGAAATTCAAGAATTGGTATCAAAACATATTGAAAATGAAGAAGAAAGAATGGTAATAATGGAAGAACAATTAAAGTGGTATCAGAAAGAATTTAATCTAAACCCTCTAAGTTGGCGTAAAAAGAAATGAACTTACGATCTATGATAGAGTTTTTTATTTCAGTATTCTTTTTAGGATTCATATTATGTGCATCTTTAGCTTGTCAAGATAAATACTTAACTGTTGAACGTAGAATTGTTGATGCAGATACAAAAATACCAATATATTTTAACACTTACGCAGAACAAGATGGTCTGAATACATGGAGACCAGTATTTACCTATTATATATATCAAATGGATGAAGGAGAATACGATGCTTTTTTTCATGCATACATTATGATTGATGATAGTGTGATATGGTCAGGTATACAACCAGTAGTTATTGAGGGTGGAAAAAAGATTTGGGGAGAATATATTGCAGTTGGAGCTAATTTTGCTCCAGAATTAGTAGTCAATTCTACACCCATGGCATATGTAAGTGTTTCATATTAAATAAATAAGTTTTAGGTTCCTTTATGGCTGATGAAATAAAAGAATTATCAAATTTACCAAGAGATCAACAAGAATTTGTGCTGGAGAATTTATCGCATGATTATAGTCCAATTGAAATTGATGGAAATACTTATATGATCCCTCAAGAAGTAAACGATTTAATAGATAATTTAGTTAATCAAGTCCAAGTTGCAAAAGAAATCCATTAAAGATAAAGTACATATAGTGTACGATAGTGTAGGAGAGTTCCTAGATAATAATCCTGCTGGGAATATAGTATTTGACTGGCGTAAAGGTAATGAAGGTGATTGGGTAATGGCTGATGATGGTGGAGTTGCTCAGCTATTAAAAGTAAATAAAGAAGTAAAACACCCCGGTGATTCAAAAAATTATAAATATGCAAATGGATGGGTAAGAACTGTTGTAGGTAGTTTTATTAATAAAGAAAATGTAAAGATGGATACTGATTTTGATGCACATCCAAATAGGTATACATTCAGTAAAAATATAAAGAATACGAATAAAAGAATTATTGATAGAAAAAAAGTAACAAAAAAAGAAAAGGAATTTGCTACAAATATTGTAGTAGGTATGGGAGCTGTAGAAGCATATAAAAATGCATATACAGAATTATCTGATAATAAAGCAAGAAAAAAAGCAACAGTATTACTAAAACAGGAGAGAGTAATGAAAGAAATAGAAAAATCAGTATTAGATGT